TTCATAGTCTCAAAGTCTTCCATCAATCGCCTAACTTGTTTTCTATCAAGTCCTGCTAATTCTTCACAGTTTTCTAAGCACCGATAGATACATTCTCTATCACTTATAGGTGGAGAGATCTCCCACCCTTGTTCATCATAATACTTCTTACCCTTAGTGACTTGTGCCTCTACATGACCAAGATTTTGTGTCTTAGAGGGATTCTTATAGTTATGCTTATTCACTGGTAATAAGAGGGATTGTAGGTGTCATTGGTGGGTCTATATGGTGGTTCATCTTCACCAACATAATGTTTATACTTATCAACATCAAAATAAGAAGTATAATTAAACTTGCCTTCTCTCTCATCTAATACTTCATTAATAAGTATCTTCAACTCCTTCACCATTTGAGGAGTATGTACCCTACGAGGTATAATTACCGCACGAGGAAGAATTGGTTCCCCATTTTCATCGTGGGGATATACATTATCCGTACATCCCTTCGTTGCAGGGCCACTTAACCCTTGTGTGTCTATTTTGTCCATGATAAATGCGTTTTCTTATTTATTGTGTATCAAGAGGACGACCATCTTGTGATTTATACATCTTAACCAATCTATCCTCTTCATTACCAGTTATGTCATCATACTGTGACCAATGTTGTATTTCTCTAGTATTTCTTCTCTTTATAAACTTTAATTGATGCCAATATCTATCATAACATAACAATAATGTATGAATATATTTGTGTTTATCATTCTTAGTATGTTCACAATATGGTTTTGGTCTAATACCAGTTTCTATCGTAATATATCGTGGTATTGGTTTCCATCCATACTTAACTCTTGCTTCATTATCTATTTCATCTCCTTTAAAATAGACCCAACCTTCATCCTTACCATACTCACCTCGATCCCAAATTACGTAGTCATCTACTTCTGGTTCATACATGGGCATAAACTTAAGACCTGTATATTATATCACAATATATAGATTATGCAAAGATGTTGAGATTCTTGAACCAAATCTTAAGAGGGCATAAAGTTTATAGATAAAGTATATTAATTATGTTATAATATCAACACAAACGGGAGAAACCATGATCAATTTAGACGAACGATACCATGACTACCTAGACGGTAGCAAGAAATTAAGAATAGATGGTACGGATGAACGTCTTAATGCTTATGGTTGGCATTGCGACGGTAATGAAATAAAAGGATATTATCTTACGACAGAGAATTATAAGTTATTTTATAATATGAACGAACAATTTATTAAAATGGAGGCTCTTAGAGAACCAGTAGTAAGTTAACTTAGTTTTTCATTTCAACTACCACTAGCAATACCAACAACACCTTCAGCATATGCTGCCTCAATTACAGCAGTGGTTCCAATTGCAGTTATTGCTTCACCTTTATTAATTTTGAAAGCAGTATATTTATTGACAATATCATCCGATGCAATTCTTGCTTGATTTGTGATTGCATTTCTAATCCACTCCTTTTGGTCAACCATTACAGACTGAAGTGCTTTGTACTGACCTGTAGTAATTCCAACTGTGTAACTTGTATGTATCATAATTTTAAGTCTTTTGATTATTTATCCTAATAAATGTCCACTCCAACACTGCCAATGATTACCGTGCCAATTAACATTGCCACTACCAGTACCAGTGTGACTATATACATCAACATATTGATTTGCAGTTAGGTAAAGCACCTGACTGTATGAAACATTATGCCATTGGCTGGTACTGATTGTAAAATGAATATCACCACCATGTATTCTTGCACCATTTACATATATTTGAAGATAAGCATTTGTATAACTACTCTGGATGATTGAGTAGAAATTAAATTGATATGATCCAGTAACAGGAGCTGTAAATCTTCCTACAGTACTACTAGTGTCAAAACAATTACCTATATTATGTCTTGTCGCATTAAATTCCATTCTATCTCCATTAGCAACTGCCCAAGAAGATTGACTTCTATAGGCAGCAAATGAAACCTGTTTAGGTGTACGAACCTGTCCATCTGCGGTTACATCCAGAAACTTGGAGGTGGCATTGCTTCCATTACCATTCCACATTTCAAAGTCACCATTACTGGCATGTTCCATGTACATGTAGTCAGAACCACTACCATCACCGTTTGCTGCTCCATCAAGTATAAAGTAAGCACCATTACCAGACGTACTACCTATCATATGTCCATGTCTGCCAGCAAACTTATGATAAAGATCACCAGAATTCCTAATATCCCAAGAAGCATTACCAGATTGAATCTCTGCTATTGCGTATGATGCACTACTACCATTATTGGCAATTCTCGCTGTTGCTCCAGATGATATTGTGGTTGCAGATCCATCATCACTAACAAAAAGAGCACCACTCGCTGGTGGATTTGAGTTACTTATTTGAACTTGTCCATCTGATTTGATGCAAAATCTTTCTAAATTACTTGTATAGAATTTCCAATTACCAGACTCTCTGATATTACAATACATATTATTATCAGAGTAAAATGCCATATAAGCACCATCAGATGCTGTATGTCCAGACACACCAGTTGAAAATTTTATTTCAGAACCATATCCACTACCACCAGATTGATATAAATGAAGAGTTGCACCATTATATGCAGCATTACTTGGTGTGGCAGATGCACCACCAATGGAAACATTACCTATTGAGTTGATGCGAAGTTTTTCTGTTCCATTCTCTTCAAATATAGTATTTCCACCACTAGCAGCCATGAATTTTAGATCTGCACTATCTGCTCTTACATGAACACTATTATTAGTTCCAGCAGTACCAGACGAACCTAAAGTTAATCTAACATCAGCAGCACTAGTTGCTCGTAAGTTTCCATCTTGTCTGACAGTAAATCTAGTATCCCAACTTATATCACTATCAGCAGTGCTATTATCAGCAGTTCTTACATTGAAATTACCATGATACAATTCTAATTGTACTGGAGCAGTATATGTTCCAGCAACATCTCGTTTCCAACCACTTGTAAAACTACTCGTAGTAGGTCTAGCATTATTTGTAATATGAACAGCAGGATAAGATGCGCTCGTATAACCCCATATATAACTATGGTTATAAACTTGAATAGATTTAAATGATGAATGTATATCAGTCTTATTAGTTGATGATGCTATAGCTAACTGACCATCAGATGTGATGCGAAGTCTTTCACTACCATTTACTCTAAAATTCATATAGGAATTTTCATTTTGAGATAATGTAAAACCATTATCATCATTTCTAATGTTTATCTGAGAACCATCACTAGTGGTATGTCCAGTACTAGGATTAGTTAAAAGTATAGTTGTACCAGCCGTTCCACCATATAGATGTAATAATCTTTGTGGATTATCAGTTCCGATACCGACGCTACCAGCTGATGTGATGCGAACTTTTTCTGAAAAAGTTATATCTGCATTTGCACTACCGCTTGCTGCACTCTCAAATCTAAATGCACCGCCAGGACTATTCATACTGAGTCTCATAGCAGTATCAGCATACCTACGTTTCCATGCAGCGTCAGTGCCTCTATAAGCGTTATGAATAAAATGCGTAGAAGCTGTTACTGTTTCAGTGCTATAACTTGCTATTGCACCACCAGCACCTATTTGGAAAAAATCATAAGTAGTATGAAGAGCACTATTTGCTTTAACTGTTAATCCAGTTTTTGCAACAATAAGATTTGCTTTACTATCTCTAACCTCAAGATTTCCTACTGGATTTGCAATTCCAATACCAATTTTACCACCCGTGAAATATGAATCACCATACGACTTAATAAATGTTTTTATAGTTCCAGAATTATTCTTTTGAATAAAAGATCCCGAACCACTTGAATCTTGAGAGATAGAAGTACTTACATTTCCATTATCATTAAAAACATCAATTGAATTTCTATTGGCATCATCACTATTTTTTACAACTAACTGTGCTGTACTAGGAGTTTGATTAATACCAACCAGACCTGCAGATGTGATGCGAAGTCTTTCATTACCACCAGTTGAAAATGTTATTGGTGCTGTTCCTACATTACCAGCATTTAATTGTAAGTATCCACCTGTTGTCGTATATTCATTTCCTTTTGCCCAAATATATGCACCTCTTGTGTCTGAAGGGCCTCCTCCACCACCAACAAAGATTGATTGATTATCACTACCATCTGATGTATTTGACATCAAAGTATTTTGAGTACCTTTACTTAATAATATATTACCTGAAGAATCGATGACAAATTTTGCACTATTTCCCCCTTTATCAGTAGCACTTCCTGCATCTTTACCTATAAAGAATGAAGTCTCTGATAGAACGTCACTATCACCACGACCCATCCACCATTTACTAGCACCATCAACACTAAAACCTACAGAACAATATCTATTGGCAGGAGCATCTACTTCAAGAGCACAATTACCAGCGTATAAATGCAATCTTTCTTGTGGAGATGCAGTTCCGATTCCAGTATTACCATTACCTTTTATTCTAACACGTTCAGTACCAGCATTTTTGAAAATGATGCTATCATTAGTACTATTGTTAGCATTTGAATCACTATTTAAAACTAAATTAGCATTTGATTCAAAAGAATCAGACTTAAACATGGTAGATGCTGATACCGCTGATGCTGTAATATTAAGTCTTTCACTACCTGCTGTCTCTACTGAAACTGTATCAGCAGAAGGGAATCTTATCTTTGTATTTGTGTCTCCAATATGAGTTATAGAATCATCTATATGAATACCTGTTCTTGCTGTTACTATACCTACTGAATCTATATTAGTTACATCATCATAAGTTAAGACACCAGTAACTTCTAAGTTTCCTGTTATCTTGGCCCCTGCACTAGTGGTTTCTACTTTTTTAACTGCATCATAGTACAGCTCAACGGCTCCATCAGGTATAAATTTAGCTAAATTTTCACTTACACCTTTATTAATTTCAATGGCAGATGCTGCATCGGTTTCAATTAATAAATGACCTGTATCATTATGAATCCTAGAATGAGACCCATCATGCCAGATTTGAAGATCTCCTGAACCTGTCTGTACTCCACCCAATTCAATCTTTGCACTGTCAGGTAGTTTTAGATTACCTGCTGATGTGATGCGAAGTCTTTCTGTTTGACTATTAGCACCATCTGCTGTAGTAGAAAATACAAGTCTACCAGGCATATCATTAGTGCCTGGTGTTCCATCAACTTCCCCTGATATTGTTGCTCCTCTTATATAATTACTACCATCTGCACCTCTAAAATGTAGTTCTCCTAATTTATCTCCACTTTGGACTACTGTATTAGTTCCTACAGTTCCACTTCTTGATTTTGTAAGAGTAACTCTTGCACCACTTGTACTAGCAGCATATGTAAATAACTCAACTGTATTATCATTAGTTCTTGATACTTGTAATAAACAACCTTGTGACAAACTACCAGTATGTCCTACTATTAATCGGCCACTTGAGTCGATGCGAACTCTTTCACTACCACCAGTCTCTACTGTAAATACATCATTGCCAGGAAATCTTATTGCAGTATTTGTATCTCCAGCATGAATTATCTTATCTGATATTGTTATATCACCTGTTACCGTTGCTCCCGTATTAGTGGTTTCAAATCGTTTTGTATTATTATATCTTAGCTCTACAGTACCACCAGCTTGATAATATAAACCAATATGTCCAGTATCTCTCCCAAGTATTACTTGGCCATTTGTGGTTTGAAGATTTAAATTTTGCGTTCCAGAAGATGTTCTAATATAACTATGTGTTCCATCATGCCACAGTTTTAAGTCAGATCCCGTGCCAATTAATATCTCTTGATTATCCCCTAATTTAATATTACCAGCTATTTCTAATTTCTGACTAGGAGTTGTTACACCAATACCAGTCCTGTCGTTAGCAATATCTACAAATATATTACTATCGGAACTTAAGTTCGCCTGTTCTCTGGCTCTAGACATCTTTTTACCACTAAGACCCTATCTTCTATTTAGATCAATATATTATATGAAGTGAAACCATCCAGTCGCAATAATTTTACTAGAAGTGTCAGACCTTCTACCTTTGTGGTGATATGTCCAATCTACTGGACAAATAACTGTCCTACATTTCTTGGCAGGAACGTAAAGATTTTGATGGAACCATTCAGTACCACCATTATGATGGCTTAATTGGCCAAACAACTTCTAACGGTTTATTATATTTTGATGGAATATCTCTCAATTCTTGTCGATATAATTTATATGAAGTTCTAATTCCAACTGGAACATCTTCACCCTGTGTCCAGTCAGTCTCCACAAGTCTTCTATCTCTCTCACCTCTTATCCAATTCATATCATCATCAGCAGTTGGTGTTACCTTCTGATCTTCTGGAATTGCAGCATTTGCTTCCATTCTGGCAATATCTTCCAGACGCATTCTTTCAAGTTGTTCTTTTCTTTCAGTTGAAACCATTTTTTTAATCCTCGATATGTTAATATTTAAGAAGGCATAGAAATTACTTCCAGATAGTTGCAGATGTGGATCTCTCGACTTCTAGAATTTCTAAATCCTGTTGCATATAAGAACCATACGAACCACCAGCACCATTGTGTTCAATCATATAACCAACATAGTTACTGCCTGAATCTAATACAATTACAAGATAGCCAGGATCAGCAGATGTATTATATGCTGAATGAACTGTAGCTCTCTTTTGATTATGTGTAATTAAACCATAAGGGTTACTTCTATAACTAGCATGATTATATCTATACATTCCAACATAAGACTCAGTATACTCACTATATGCATAATACCCAGTAATACGGAACATCGTCATAGATGCATCATTCCAAACGGTTCTTAGTTTAACATGTA